GTCCAAGCAGTATAAGCGGCTCCACCAGGAACAGCCCACTTAAGTCCTGTAGCCTGAGCCGAGTCAACTGTCAGGACATAGCCAGCAGTAGAGGCAACGGCTAGAGTGGTAGAGGCATCTGTGCCATTACCTACAACTAGGGTTCCCTTAGCATTGGGAGCCGTAGCATTAGAACGAGCCTTTGTCATTAGTTACCTCCAAGGATTGCTGCTTTGAGTTCATCTAAAGATAGTCCTACTGATGCCAACTTGTCAGCGATGGTAGGTTCAGTTGGTGCTGGTGGGTTGTGGGCATCAACTAAAGATTGTGCTTGCTCTTGTGACTCAGCGCCACCAACAAAAAAATCATTGTCACGCTTGAAAAGAAATAATCCTGTTTCTTTTTCAAATGCTAAACTATCTACGCGCTTATCAACTTTAACTTTATATTCCATATTACGCTCCTAAATATTGAGCCCACATTACTGAAGGCTGCGCGTTTTGTGCGTTTGAGTCTATTTGTAAAGTATTTGATGTATAAATAACTGCTTCAACATAATCACCAACTGCTAGATTCAAAATTAGATGAGAACTATAACCACCAGCGCCAGAAGAAATTGATTTCCAACCTGAAAAACTATTGACTCGGGTTCCATTTTTTGCAATACCGCCAGTATGTGTTAAATCACCATTACCACCATTTAATTGATAATAAATTGAATAATAACCAGCAAGCCCTGAAGGGATTGTTATTCTACTTGTGTTGGTTGTATTGCTGTGAAAACCATCAGTATCGTAGGCTTCAGTATCCCAAGTGATAGCCGTGTAAGTTGTTATGGGTATTGATTGAGCAGCAGACTTTGTGAGATAAACACCTTTGAACGCAGGCGCAGGAGCAGCACCCCACGCAGGAATACCACCAGATACTTTTAGTACTTGGTCTGTGCTGCCAATAGCAAGACGAGCGGGGGTATTAGCACCAGAAGCATAAATCATATCTCCAGTAGTTGTAACTAATCCGCTAGAGATTGCATTAGTTACGCTAAAGGCATTGACTGTCCAGACCGTAGCCACATCATTGGCAGCAAGGGCAGTAAGCCCTGTAATGCTGGTGCCATTAGTAGCAGTGTAGTCAGAGCCACGCTTAAGTAGCGTACCGTTGATGAATACAAGTTCCTGTCCTACTGTGTAGGAAAGTGACTGGCTATTGTCATCATTACCAGAGAGAGATGTTTCACCACCTGATGCAGTCTTGACCCAAGTAGCAATACTTGAGGATGTCGCTGCTGGACCTTGTGCTCCTAAGCCAGCAACGGTCTGCCACGCAGACCCGTCATATCGTTTAACTGCCATATTAGTATGCTCCCATTATTACCATAGTAGTGAGGTCTACTTCAGAACCTGATTCATCAATCCAAATATCACCAGTTGTAGGTGAGGTTGGTGTAGTTGTTCCAACATATACACGCTTGCCTGGGTCAGCATCGGTTACTGTAATTGGTGCTACCTTAACCGTACCAGCAGTAGCGGTATCAGTGCCCATGCCAGTGAAGTCAATGTAGTCATAAGTTGAAGCAGCGCCACCATCAATCTTGACCTGGCTACCACCTGATGGAGCAGCAATCCACTCTAAGCCAGTTGCTGTTGTGCTGGCTACAGAAAGCAAGTAACCATTAGTTGAAGCAACTGTGAGGATAGCCGAACTGTCTGCGCCAGTTCCAACAATTAAATCACCCTTGGCGTTTGTATCTAGTCCAAGAGTTACGCTGCCCGATGTTCCTCCACCTTGGAGTCCATTGCCTGCGACTACTGCGGTGATGTCACCAGTAGATGTAAAGACTTGCCATGATGATGTTCCACCATTCCAGACATACATGTTTCCATCTGTTGTGTTGTAATAAATGACACCAGAGGTAAGTGGGTTGCCATCATTGTCTGTTGATGGTGCGCTTGCTTTTGGACCAAGGTAACGGTCATCAAATGAATCCCAAGCAGCCTCTGCAGATGTTGCACTAGAAGCAGCGCTTGTTGCAGAAGTGGCTGCTGCGGTTGCACTTGCTGCTGCGGAGGTAGCAGATGTTGCTGCTGCCGTAGCAGAGTTAGCAGCCGATGTAGCGCTAGTTGCTGCTGCTGATGCAGAAGCACTTGCGTTAGAAGCCTGAGCGATAGCAATAGATGCTGCGCTGTCTGCGCTTGTAGCGCTTGTAGCAGCAGCAGTTGCAGAGTTTGCTGCAGCAGTTGCTGAGTTAGCAGCAGAGGTTGCAGAAGTTGCTGCAGCCGTTGCGCTGTTAGCAGCGTTTGTTTCACTTGTAGCAGCAGCAGCAGCGTAGCCTGCAATAGCAGCAACAGAAGCAGCAGCAGTTGTTGCTGAAGCAGCAGCACTGGTAGCACTGGTTGCTGCAGCAGTGGCGCTTGCAGCAGCGCTTGTGGCACTGGTAGCAGCAGCCGTGGCTGAGGCAGCAGCCGAAGTTGCGGAGGTGGCTGCAGCAGTAGCAGAGGTTGCTGCGCTAGATGCTGAAGTAGCAGCAGCACTTGCACTGGAGGCAGAGGCTGTTGCTGAGTTGGCTGCACTTGTTGCTGATGTGGCAGCAGCAGTGGCACTGTTAGAAGCGCTAGTTGCGCTAGTTGCAGCAGCAGCAGCACTTGCTGCAGCCTGTGCTACACCGCTTGATACGCCAGTATCAACATAATTCTTTGTTGCTGCATCTTGTGCAGATGATGGGTCGCCAAGACCAGTAATCTTGTATGTTGCAGCAACAAGGTTTGAGCCTAGAGTCTTATTGCTTAGGGTCTGTGCTGCATCATTGATTGTTACAGTTCCACTGGTATTAGGAAATGTGATGGCTCTATTGGCTGTTGGGTCCTCAACATTAAGGGTTGTATCAAAGGCATTGGTTGTTGCGCCTTCAAACTTAAGACCATTAGCACCGATAGTTTTATTATTTAATGTCTGCTCTTTGTCAGTACCAACGATTACGCCATCACCAGTAGCAATACCGTGGACATGGGTTTGATTAGCAGCAGTAAGAATCGCTTGGTCAATGTCATAGCCACGGGCTGCAATGTGGTTCTGTGACTCACGGAAGTCACGACCTGATACACCGTGACGAACTACTGCACCAGCAGAGTGGGCTACAGCCTGAGTATTGTCAGCACCACGAGTTACTGTAAGAGTTGTGCTGCTACCAGAGGTAACCGTAACAACTTCTTCTTTAGAGGTATCTGGGTCAACAATCAGCGTGTATGGATATGATGTCGGGAATCCGCTAATGGATGCGACAATGAATGATGTGTTTGACTGCCCCTGCGACTGTGCGGGGATAGATGACTGTAAGGCGGTTTCTACTGCGGTTGAGGAGTAGTACCGCGCTGGTGAGCCTGGGTCGCCTGCTGCCATTTTCTACCTTATCTCTGATAGTGCGAACGGATTGGATATTGACGGCGTTGGTTATTCGCCACTTCGTTTAAACGCTGTTGATAAATGTTGTACAAGAATCTGGAGGCGTTCTGACCTGAACCATTTGGTCGCACGCCATCAAGAATGTCTGCTGCTGCAGACTGAGGACCAAGGCGTGAAGGGTCCAAGAATGAAATCATGCGGAAGGCTGCGCCGTAGATGACAACATCTTCCGAATATGATGGAAAGCCTGTAACTGTTTCGTACTCTTGATTGTCGCTAGTAAGCAGCGTTGGGCGCTTGCTATAGGTGACATGTACGGTTTGTCCAGGAACAATCTCTGAGTAAACAGATAGGCTCTTTGTGGTGCTGAAAGCATCTGAGTCTGCTGTTCTATCTAACTGCCATGCACGGGCAGGGAACCATTCCTTGGAAGGACCAACGATGGAGTAGGTAACTGATAGAACATTCTGTACTGCAGCAGGAATCTGGTATGAATACTGCGCTGCTACATAATCAAAGTCATAAGTACCTACAGCAAATACGCTTGGGTACATAGAATCAATGGTGTTGTTAATGGCGTTCTTAATCTCTTGCCGTGGGAACAATGGACCCATAATGACTTTGGCATTTTGGTTATGAGAAGCAGCACTTGTTCCACGCTGCGCTCTACCCCATGGGGC